GATGCCGAAGAAGCCCGCCTGTTCGCCGCCGACCTGGCTGCCACGTTTCGCGGCTCGCTCGAAGTGCTGCCGGATCGTCTCGCGCCTGAGCTGGTGCCGCTCACCGACACCGAAGCCGTCCGCGCAGTGCTGGTGGAATCGTTCGAGCAGGTGTTGACGGATATTGCGGACAAGATCGCGAAATGGGGGAAAGCGTGATCCGCATTGTTGGTTTTTCCGGGGGAATTGATTCGCAAGCGGCTGCACTGCATGTGCGAAACCGGCACCCGGGCGACGAGATCATTCTGCTCAACTCAAAGGCAGGGAAGAACGAAAGCCCGATAACCGAAGCGTTCATCAACTGGTATTCGGAAAACGTATTCCCTGTGGTACAGGTAATGGGCACTTATGCCGATCTCTGGAAAACGGAGCGGTTTGCAGAGACGAGGGGGTTCAACAGCACAGACGAACTGACCTTCGAGGGAATGATGAAGGTCAAGGGTAGAGCTCCATCACGCAAGGCTCAATTCTGCACTGAGATATTGAAACTGAATCCGCTTCGCCGTTGGGTTGATGAGAATGTATCTGACGACTACGAGAGATACACCGGGCTGCGCCGAGACGAATCGGATGCCAGAAAAAACACGCCTTTCCGCGAGTTCGATAAGTTCTTTGATTGCTATGTAAACCATCCGCTGGCCGACTGGAGCAAGAAGATGTGTTTCGAGTACGTGACAGCGCGCGGCGAGGAATACAACCCACTCTACAAGCTGGGGTTTGGTCGAGTTGGTTGCGCTCCGTGCATCAATAGCGGGAAGGGAGACATCCTGCTTTGGTCGCAACGCTTTCCCGAAGAAATCCAAAAGATACGCGCCTATGAGCGCAACACCGGGCGCACATATTTCGCGCCAATGGTTCCTGGAATGGCGATCAACACTATGGATGATGTGCTGGAATGGTGCACGACTGCGCGCGGTGGTCGCCAACAGGACTTTATCAAGATCGTGGAAGAAAGGCCGAGCTGCGAATCTAAGTTCGGGCTGTGCGAATGAACCCCCCCCTAACCCAATCCACAATGCAAGTCATGTCCGCCGCTGCCGCCCGCGCAGTGCGCCCGCGCGGTCGGCTCACGGTGTCGCAGTGGGCGGACAACCATCGCGTGTTGTCGAGCAAGGGCAGTGGTGAGGTGGGGCGCTGGCGCACGGCGCGCAACCCGATGCTGCGCGAGATCATGGATTGCCTGTCGTTGCACTCGTCCGTGCGCGAGGTGTGGATCATGAAGTCGTCGCAGGTGGGCGTCACCGAGATGTCGGTGAACTGGCTGGGCTACACCATGGACTACGCGCCGGGCCCTGCGATGGTGCTCATGCCGACGCTGGAAGCGCGCGACACCTGGAAGGTGCAGAAGCTCAACCCGCTGCTGACCGATACGCCGTGCATCCGCGACATGCTGGGCGGGCTGCGCAGCCGCGATGCGGCACACAGCAAAGAACTGATCGACTTCCCAGGCGGCATCCTGTTCCTCGCCGGCGGCAACTCGCCCAACAGCTACGCGCAAAAGTCCGTGCGCTGCCTGATGATGGATGATCTCGACCGCTTCCCCGCGCAGATCGGCGACGAAGGCGACCCGGTGGAGCTGGCGCGCTCGCGCGTGAAAGCCTTTGTGCGCCACAAGCTGCTGTTCGCCAGCACACCCACGCTTAAGGGTGCATCGCTGATCGAGCGCGGCTTTGAGGATGGCGACCAGCGCCGCTACCACGTCGCCTGCCCGCATTGCGGCGAGCGGCAGGTGCTGCAATGGAGCCACGTCAAAGCCAACATCACGCTGACCGCAGCCGAATACATCTGCGAGCAGGGCTGCATCATAGAAGAGCACCACAAGCCCGCCATGCTCGAAGGCGGCATCTGGATCCCGGAACACCCCGAGCGCCGCGTGCGCAGCTACCACATCAGCGCACTCTACGCGCCCATCGGCCTCGGCCCGTCCTGGCTCGATCTGGTGATCCACTTCAAGCGCATCCACAAAGAGCCGGTGCAGCTCAAGAGCTTCATCAACCAAAACCTCGGCGAAGCGTGGGAAGACCAATCCGAAAAGCTCAAGACGCACGAGCTGGCCACGCGCGCGGGCGAATACCAGCAAGGCATCATCCCGCCCGGCGTGCTGGCCCTCACCGTCGGCATCGACACTCAAGACAAATGGCTAGCCATCACCCTGCTGGGCTGGGGCGCACCCGCCGAAGAACACGGCCCCGCGCGCCTGTGGGTGATCGACTTCACCGAGATACAGGGCGACACCACCGGTGCAGACGTGTGGAACGAACTGGAAGCCTTCCTGCACCGCCCGCTGGTCAACAGCTACGGCAAAGAAATGAAGATACGCGCCGCCGGAATAGACAGCCGGGGACACCGCACTGAAGAGGTGAAAAACTTCGTCATGCGCCCCAGCCTGCGCATCCCCGTCTATTCCGTGCAGGGCGCCACCAACCGCATCGGTCGCGCCATTGCCCAAAGCGGCAGCAGCCCCACCAAAACCCGCACCGGCAAAGTCATCCGCCACGGCTACATGGTGTGGAACGTCGGCACCGAACACTGCAAGGACTTCATCTTCGCCCACCTCGCCGCCGACGGAGAACGCCAACAGACCGAGCGCACCTTCAACTTCCCACAAAGGCTGGAAGACACCTACTACGACGGTCTGCTCTCTGAAGTGTACGACCCCGAGAAAAAACGCTACATCCCCCGCATCGGCGCGCGCTTCAAGCGTAACGAACCGCTCGACACGATGGTGTATGCCTGGGCCATCGGCCAGCACCGCGACATCAACATCGGGCGTGGACGGACGGGCAGGCCGGATCCGAAGTATTGGGAGCGTCTCGCCGTCACGCTGGAAGGCGATGCAATGATTGTGAAGGTGGAGCCAATTAATCAAGACAAACGAGAAGAACAACTTGTACCGCAGAGACCTGCGGCAAAACGACGTAGTGGTTATTCAGTGAAGGGGTGGTGATGAGTGACGAGATAGACAAAGGCCAAGAGCGCGAACAGACAGACCGTGAGTTCGCCTTGAAACAAGCGCGCAGCGTCGCGCAAGCGATACCAGTTGGCGTCGCTGGTGAATGTGGCCTATGTGGTGAATGGTCTGGCCGGATCGTAGAGGGTGCCTGTGCGCCATGCCGTGACAAGCATCACCTACCGTGAAGCCATTACACCTGCAACCACATGCCGAACCAGTGTGCAGACGTAAACACACCCACCTTTAAAAGCGAGACAGAATGAGCTGCGACTTCATTAAAGACCTATTCACCCGATTAAATGAAGCCGTCCAGCGTGAAGGCGGGTTCTCTGAGTCATTGGCACGAGAAGTAGAGCAGCAGCTTCGTCACGACTGGGGTGGAGACCGCGTATATATCGCCAAGTCTGGCGAGGATGCGCAGATCGAGATGACGCGGCGCAACCAATCCATCATCCGCGACTTGAATAATGGAGAGCGGGTCGGGTTGGTGGCAAACCGATACAAGATAAGCAGGCCAATGGTGTATAAAATCTGGGACTCATACTTAAAATCTCGCAGAAGATATGTGTAACCGTTTTGCCTTAATGGTGACACCCATGCCATGCAGACTGTCAGCATGGATCAAATTCCAACTACCGTCCCCGTCAATGTCACGGCTGGCGATACGCTTCAATGGCGTATCTCTCTAGCAGACTATCCATCTAGCGCCGGATGGGTATTGAATTATCGCCTGATCAATTCTGGCGGAAAATACGACATCGCATCAGCTGCAGACGGCGATGACCATCTGATCAGCGTAGATGCCGCCACCAGTGCGGCCTATGCCGCCGGTACATACTCGTGGCAAGCCTATGTCACATCAGGCTCACAGCGATTCACCGTAGCCAACGGCAGCATCATCATCAAGCCAAACCTCGCCGCTCAATCCTCCGGCCTAGATACTCGCAGTCATGCCAAAAAGATGCTGGCTGCTATCGAGACTTGGCTGGAAAGCCGCGACCCTGGCGTGGCTGAATACCAGATCGCCGGTCGTGTGATGAAGTACATCCCCAAGAACGAACTGATCGCCCTGCGCTCACGCTACCAGCATGAAGTGCGTGCAGAAGAAGCGGCAGATCGTATCAACAACGGCCTCTCGGCTGGCAATCGACTACTCGTGAGGTTTTGATGAGATTCCTTGGTTTTGAGTTCAAGCGCAGCGCCGAGCCTGTTAAACACAAGCGCTCATTCGATGCGGCCAAGGTCAATCGTCTTACCCGGTCATGGCTCGGTACAGCCAACACCATCGATATGGAGTTGCGCACCGACCTAGATAGACTGCGCGCGCGCTCACGCGATATGGCAAACAACAACGACTACATCCGCCGATTCCTACGGATGGTAGAGCGTAATGTCGCAGGCCATTCTGGATTCATCCTACAAGCCCGCAGCAACGACTTTGGCAAACCAGATTCACTCGCCAATGCAGCGATTGAAAAAGCGTTCTATCTATGGGCGCGCAAAGGATCGTGCGAGGTGTCTGGCAAGCTAGGCTTTGCCGACGTGCAGCGCAACCTGTGCAAAGCCATCGCCCGTGACGGCGAAGCCTTGGTACGCAAGGTACGCGGAACCCAATCCGGTAACGACTACGGGTTCGCACTGCAACTGCTCGATGTCTCTCGCTTGGCCACGATGGTCAATCGCAATCCAACCAACGGCCAGAACGCCATCATCATGGGCGTCGAGATCAATGAATTCCATCGCCCTATCGCCTATCACCTGCATGAGCAAGCACCTGGTGGATCGCAAGGGCAGGGCAAGATATTACGCATCCCCGCCGATGACATCGTTCACCTCTACCTTCCCGAACACGCCGAGCAGACGCGCGGCATCCCTTGGGCGCATAGCGCCATGCTGCGCTTACATAACCTAAAAGGTTACGAAGAAGCTGCTGTCATTGCCTCCCGCGTGGGTGCAGCCAAGATGGGATTCTTCACCACACCAGATGGATCACCAGCTGGATTGGCAGACGGACAAGATGATGCAGGTGAATTCATGGCTGATGCAGAAGCCGGGACCTTTGGCGTATTGCCACAAGGTTATCAATTCCAAAGCTTCAACCCAGACTACCCACAGAACCAATACGGCGCATTCGTCAAATCCTGCCTGCGAGGTATCGCATCAGGCATGGACATCAGCTACAACTCATTGGCTAACGACTTAGAAGGCGTCAACTATTCCAGCCTGCGTTCTGGCGCACTGGAAGAGCGTGACCAGTGGATGACCGTGCAGAACTGGTTCGCTGAAGCGTTCCTCACCCCACTGTTCGAAGAGTGGCTGAAGCTGGCTTTACTTAACCAGAAAGTCGTCATGCCAAATGGCAGCGCCATCCCGCTGGCCAAGTTCGACAAATTCCGCGAACACATCTGGCAAGGCCGTCGCTGGGCATGGGTAGATCCAATGAAAGATATCGAGGCGGCACGCTTGGCTGTGCAATCCGGCGTATCTAGCCCGCAACAGATCGCAGCACAGATGGGTATGGACATCGAGGATGTGCTCGACTCAATCTCTGCATTCGAGCAGATGGTCAAAGACAAGAACGTCAGCGTCGTCAGTTACGCAAGCGGAAACCAACAACAGCCAACCAAATCAGATGCACCGGATGTAACCGCTTTGCCTTAATGGTGACACTTTTTATGGAGAAACTGCCAACATGAAAAAAGAACTTAAGCAAGGATCACAACTGCATCGCTCATTCCAAGTTGAGCGCGCAGCCGTCAACGAAGAAGCTCGCACAGTCGAGCTTGCCTTCGCATCTGAAACACCATACGAAAGATATTGGGGGGTCGAGATACTCGATCTCTCTCCACAATCCGTTCGCCTTGGCCGCATGACATCTGGCGGCCCATTGTTGATGGATCACAACAGCCGAGATCATGTTGGTGTCATTGAGTCTGTGCAGATCGGCGCTGACCGGGTAGGCCGCGCCGTTGTCCGCTTTGGGAAAAGCGCCCGCGCAGAGGAAGTGTTCAACGATGTGAAAGACGGTATCCGCCGCAACGTATCCGTGGGGTATGTCATCCACAAAGCCGTGCTGCAATCAACTGAAGAAGACAAAGACACCTATCGCGTAAGCGACTGGGAGCCGTTCGAAGTCTCTCTGGTATCCGTACCTGCCGACACATCTGTCGGCGTCGGGCGCAGCATGGAAACAACCGAACCCAATCCAGTCATCCAAATTCAGGAGAACAAAATGCCAGAAATAAATCACGAAGAAAACCAACAACGCGCCGTTAAAGACGCGCTGGGTGGTGAGCAAAAACGCATCGCAGAGATCATCGCCATCGGCGAACAGTTCGCCAAGTATGGCGCTGATAAATTAGCATCCGAAGCATTGCGCTCCGGCCAGCCAGTCGATCAGTTCCGTGCAGTGGTACTGCAAAAGGTCAGCACTGCGCCCGTACCGACTGCCGACATCGGCATGTCTGAAAAAGAAGCGAAGAACTACTCGTTCTTGCGCGCCATCAATGCACTAGCAAACCCTGGCGACCGCAAGGCGCAAGAGTTGGCTGCATTCGAGCGTGAAGCGTCTGACGCTTTCGCTGGTAAGCATGGCCGTGCAGCATCTGGATTCTTCGTTCCAAGCGAAGTACAACGCCGTGATCTAAACGTCGCAACTACAACAGCAGGCGGCCACTCTGTTGCCACAAACCTGTTGGCAGCGTCGTTCATCGACCTATTGCGCAACAAGATGGCCCTCACAGGCTTG